CCCACGACGACGATTTGAGCAATCTTGCAGCAAAGATCGTGGCACTCAACGGAGCTAAGTTTTCGTCCAGCAGCTCCTCGAAAGAGGTCAACTGTAAATCGGAACAAGTCAAGCAGAGGCTCTGGACCGCTTGCTCTACCTCCAAAAACCTTAAGCGTGGAACCTGCAGGTCGTACTCTGCTAACGTCCCATTGGGGAATCTGACCCGAATACAGCAGTGATACCAACTCCCTAAACGATTTCGCCCATCCGATCTTCGAATCTGCCACGTTAATAACTGTATCGGTTTCATGGAATGTCTCTGCCACCTCTGGTAGTTTTTGTACGTACTGTCGCTCAACACTGTACCCTACTCCTGTACCACACATCAGCACGTACATCATCTCGTCAAACGCCTTGGGGTGGTCAATAGGTAGGTAGCTACAGTTGAACCCTGCTACGTTATCCCGGTCTAGCGCCTCTCCTGCGGTCATCAGTGCTCGCATAGAAGGCATTACATCTAAGTCATGGATAGACTTAAACATCTCTGATACTTCAAAGTCATTCAGGTCAGCACGATCAACCCAGTAGTTGACGTAGCGGTTTACGGTTTCTTCCCAAGTCTCCCTGCGCTTCTCTTCTGGCAGGTATCGTGCGTACCGGGATTTGTGTATGTACTGCTGGTATGCGTCCATTGTTTCTCCTATGATATGCCTAACGTTTCGTTTATAATTGCTTGCCCTGCTAACTGGAGCAACATATACACCCCATCAGGGTACTGCTCGTTGGACGCAACTTCAAACACTTCTCCATCTTCGTACATGATAACAGCAACCTTGACTTGCTTGCCTCCTGCTTCGTAGTCCATAGCTTTTGCTGTGAACGTAGCCAGAAACTCTGATGTTTTAATGGTGTCCTCTGTGTCCTTTCCCTTACCTCCAAATTTTCCCTCAATAACCTTCATTGACCATATCCTCTATTAACCAATCTAAATACTGCCGTGCCTTCCGTAAATCCTCAATACCGTTTTTGTATTTATAGCGGTGCAGATACTTCATCACATTTCCTGAACAGTAATCACCAAAACCAACACCTAACTGCTGCTTTATATAGTCTATTGCCTCAATCCCGCCTTTGTTGTAGTGCTCTGGTTTTGTTACGGGATTAATATGCTTGTCTTCTGGGTGGTACAGTTTTCCTGTTGCTATAGCATCAGATATGTACTTAGTTGTGCTTGCTTTGTCCCACTCTTCAGGCGTGGCGTTGTCAATACTCACTCGCATCCTCCAGATCCTCTTGAAACTCGTCTAACTTAAGTAACAGCCTATCTTCAAACCTATCCAGTATATCCTCTGCGGAAATCTGCAAGGATTCTATAAAGTCATCTGGGTCATATAATCGCAACAGACGCTCCTTAATTTCTTCTAGTGTCAGAGACATAATCAACCAACTCCTTTAGTGTTTCTATATTATACCATAAAATGTCGTGTTTGTCACACCATTGGGCCATAGTATTTTTGGTACTTTTACTCACTTTCTGATTAGGCTTCATCAGTACAAATATGAGTTCTTCGTTTTCCTTGAGGCACTGATTGATCGCTCTATACTTTTGCGTGTCTCCTGCGCGAAAATATCCTTTGCACTCAATGTAGTAGACTCGTTCGTTAAGTTCGTACACAAAGTCTGGGGTGTACTTTCTTTCGATTCTGTAGTCGATCTGGCACGGCTCGTAGCTGAAGCCAAATGGTTGTAACTGCGTTGCGACATCTTTTTCAAACTCCGATCTAAAGTTACCCAGCTTGGATTTCTGTGACTTTCGGCTCATTGACCACCTCTGTTAAATATCTGGGACCACTTGAGTAGATGAAGGTTCTTACTCCGGGCCAGCAAGTACGCTTGTAGGGACAGTACGAACAACCGACTGCGAGCTTTTTGTTTCCACTTTTGCCATCTGGTACGACTTCGTGGCAGTGCTCTGGTGCTTCCGGTTGCTCTACTAGCTTTTTTATGCGGTCAACGTGCTCCTCTATGTCGTAGCTGATTTTGCTGTACACAGGAGCCTGAGTGTCCTCAGAGTCGTACATCAGGTAGGTTAGGTGTCCGTTCTGCTTGTCCATTGCCAGCCAGCCAAACTTTGTCTCGCCTTCTGAATGTGCATATCCCTTAATTTGAGCAACGTATCCAAACGGATCATCATAAGCCAAACTGCCATCTTTGAATTTTTTAAACCCAAAAGAGGAAGTGCTTTTAACATCAGTGACAACACCGTCAATTTTGCAGTCCATAGACCCCGTAATGCCACGCACCTCACACTTCTTTTGCTCATCAGTCACCTCGTGTCCTGAGACTCTAGTTAGAAATAAAAGCATCTCTTCTATCAGATGCCCGTACATAAACTTGACGTATGTGTTAGGGGTCATCTCCTCTTGCACATCCGGGTTGTTCACTGCGTTCCAGAGGTATCGGTCATCACGCCCGATGTTTGACATTCGCAGCTTACGTCCGTCACGCCTTTCTGTGAACAGGTTTGTCATCAGACGCTTACAGTTTTCACCAAAGCGATCAATTTCGTCGTACAGATCGACGCCCTCTGCAGGTTCTTTTTCCGACACTACTTTGTATATGTCGTCTACCAGTGAGTAGAGTTTGCTCATACTTGGTGCTCCACAAAACGACACTTACGGGTGTCTGGGTGAAAGTGTAGATACTGCACGTTCAGCTTTTTCTGTATATCTGAGCGTCCCGTTAGGTTAGTGTTCCGGTTTGACTTAACATCAATGAACTTGACGTTGCCTTCTTTGTCCACGCAGATCATGTCTACTGGCCCGGTAGATCCAGAGTTTACAAAAACCTCGTATCCGTTGTCCCACAACCACGTAACGGCGTAGAACTCTGCTATGTCACCTATCCTGTTTGGGTCCGTCACCTTTTCCATCAGTGTGTCTCCGTCCACGTTGATCCGACTTTGTACTCTCCGTCGAGGGGGCATCTGAGTTCAAAAGAAAGCCCAGCCGCCTTGATGCACTCCACTGCGAGCCAGCCGAACTTCTCTGCTTGTTCAGTAGCCACCTCCGATTGTATCTCGTCATGTACATTCCCCACAAACTTGTAGTTAATCTTGTGCTGTGTTGCGTAGTCATCCAGAAGCACTAGAGCCTTCTTCATAATGATAGCACCAGCGGCCTGTAGTAGCGTGTTTAGTGCACTGTGTTCTGATCTAACCCAGAGTCGTCGTCCGTCGAGTCCAGTGAGGTATCCTTTCCTAGAAGACTGTCCAACTCGTTCTCGTAGACCTTCAAGAGCAGGTGTATTTCGTAAAAAGCGTGTCCTAAGCGCATTGCCATCCCTTGCAGTTCCTCCGACGATGCTTCCAATCTTGGCGTCTCCTGCTCCGTAGAGGAAAGCATAGATGAAAGTCTTTGCTTGAGGTCTTGTTGCAAGTCCTGCAGCAGTTTGATTTCTGGTGTGAATGTCGTCTCTAAGCAAGACATTTGTAAACTCCTCGTCGCCCATGTAGTGAGCAAGCATCCGTAGTTCTAGTCCACTGGCGTCAACACCAACCAGCCTCCGTCCCTCAGGAACAATCCAGCAGTTACGGCAGTCTTCTCCGTACTCAGAATTGACTGACGGAACCTGTGCCATATTGGGACTCTGGTGTGTCATGCGTCCTGTTACAGCACCGTTAGTTATCACCCTTCCGTGTACCCTACCGTCCTCCTGAACGTGCTCTATCCATGAGTTTACTTGTGCGTATCGCTTCTGCAACAAGAGGTACTCCAAGACTTGAGCCGATTCGGGTACATGATGATTCTCCTTGAGCGTTTTTTCATCGACAACCGGCTTGCCTGTCGCAGTGAGTTCCTTCCAAACTGCACCCTTAGCTGTAAGTCTTTCGGCAACCTGCTGTCTCGACCCAACGTTGAATACATGGACTTTATCTTTGAGTCTTTTGCCTGTCTTTTCGGAATAACGTTCCTCAACAATCGGCGGGAAAAGCGCCTGTAGATCAGATTCAATTTCATTCATGCGCTCCTTAAATTTAGCGCACAGGACGTGACACAAACGCTGATCCAGTAGCCACCCGTGGCGTTCCTGCTTCTGTATGACCCACTGAACCTCGTGCTCCAGATCAATGCTGTCCTGTGAAAACCTGTCCATCTCTACCATCAGGCGTTTATAGACAGCCTCAGTTAGCTCCACGTCACGAATGCAGTAGTCAATCATCTGTGTCGTAAGCTGTGACCAATCATCGTGGTCACCTTTGGCAAAGCCTAAGATGTTTCCCCAGTTTCTCAGAGAGTGACCACCAGATCTGCTAGGGTCAGCCAAGCGTGATAGGATCAGAGTGTCAGTGACCAAAGCCCTGTCAAAAGTAAAGTCCCAAAGACGCTCGACCACAGGAACATCAAACCCAATTCCATTGTGGAAGACGAACGTAACTTCCTTCTTGCGTTGAACATAATCCTTGAAATCTTTTTCATTACAGATTACCTCCGATTCTCCGTTGTGTCGGCATACTGCACACCAAATGGTTGTGGCGTCCAGACCGTCAGTTTCAATGTCACAGAAAACTAGATTCAAAACTCTGTCTCCGGTGGGTTAGGGTTGGCACACTCGTGGATACGTCCGGTAAACTTGTCGTACCGTAGCCAGCAGGCGGGTCCAGTTTCCCCAGCGTAACGATTCTTGAGAACCCGTACACACGTAGTGTTCCTCACGTCCTCATCCTCATGTTGCTGGTTTCGCTCCATGCCTATCACGATGTCCGATAGCTGTGCTATACTCTGGCTACCACGCAAGTCCTGCAGGCTGATTCGCCCACCGTCCTCGTGTGCTGTGCCAGAGCTACGCTTGAGGTGTGACACGAGGAACAGGGTGATGCCTGTCTCTGCCACCAGCGTTCGCAGCTTTGTCATAATCTCATCTATGGCCTTACGCTCATCTCCGTTCTCTTGAGAAGAAACAACGATTGATAAGTGGTCGAGGATGATATATCGGCAGTCGCAAGCCTTTGCCATGTGCCGTACTCTGCTGAGAAGCTCATCCGCTGACGTTGATCCCCAGTGGTCGAACAGATAGTATCTTCCAGACCCCATCGTTGATTCCCAAAACGGTCTAAGTGCATCCGCAGGAGTATCTTCCTCCAAATGGAGCCTTCTAGATGACGCCACCGACATGATTCCCAAAGCTGTTGTTGCGACATCCTCCTCCAGTGCAAGTACACCAATGTTAGCTTCTGTCCGTTGCAGTAAATCGTATTCAAGTTCTCTGATAAATTGGGATTTTCCCATGCCACTGCCGCTAGTGATAGTGACGAGTTCGTGCGGTCTGTGTCCTCTTGTGATTTCATTTAGTCCATCCCACGGGTACGGTATGCTCTTCACTTGTCTTTTGTTGACAAGCGCCTCCCATGTGTCAGCACCGGCAATGATTCCGTCTGGTCTGTACACCTTGGCGTCCCACCACGACTGCGTAAACTCTTGCACCCTGTTAGCCATCAGCATCTCGCTGGCGTCCTTCAGAGGCAGTGTGCATATTTTCAGCTTGTTAGGACTGAACAGATCCTTTATCTGCTCTAGGGCTATCTCACCGGGCTTGTCCTGATCGAAACACACGACCACGTTCTCGTAGCCTTCTAGCCACTCTAGGTTCTGCTTGATCTCCTTAGCGGCACTAGAAGCACCAGAGCGTAGGGACACCACATCGTACTTCTGCCCGAACATCTCGTAGACAGACATGGCATCCAGTTCGCCCTCAGTGATCGTGACGTACTTACCTTTACCCCGGCACTGCTTCTGACCAAACAAGCCCACATTCGTCATAACGCCCGACGAAAGGAAGTCCTTGTTCTTGACTAGACGTGACTTTGCGGCGACTAACTCACCAGTGTCCACGTCATAGTAGGGGTAGTAGTGTCGGGCTATCGTACCGTCCGGAGCGTAGTCCACAGTGACCTGATACTTGCTCACGGTCTTTGCAGACAGTCTCCTGTCGGTAATCTCAGCTACGACACCACCCATGTGTAGAGTCGAGGGTGTTGACACCTGTATCTCCTCTCCGGTTTCACCGTTTACGTGGTAATCACAGTCGGCAGAAAAACAGTGACGGCCACCGTTAGAGTAGACCGCCACATTGTTCCTACTACCGCACTTGGGACATTCCTCGTGGTGTAGGAATTTAGACTCCATTAGAAGTCTACTGCTTCAGCCGATGGTTCTGCCTCCTCTAGCACCTTAACGGCCTCCAGATACACAGGTGTGCCGTGTACAGGGTGTGCTGGCCCTGTCTTGTACTTAAGACGGACACGAGAGTTAAACGGCACTTCCCCAGTGTACAGGTCGCCCTCTGCAGTGTACATACCAATGGCGTACTTGGACTTAAACTTGCGCTGTTTGTTGCCCTCGTAGTCCTTGATCTTAACACCCTGTGACGCCAGAGTAGCCGCATCGTCTTCAGACATGGTGATAGTCATACTGAAAGTACCAGTGTCCTGACCGTTGTACACATCGTGTTTGGTGACGTTTGAGAAGTTCACCACGCCTTCGATTACTTGACTTGACATATTGGATTAATCTCCGTTTGTTAATTGAAAATGGCGGGTGTGAGCACTGACCGCATCCCTATCCGGTTCACAACTGCGACAACGTACCCCGGCTTTTGCTTTCAGTTTTCAGCTACTCAACACCCTTAACGCTTGCCATAACGACTAGTTTCGGATAGCTCCGACCCTGTGGCTGTAACACCACTTCTCATCATGCGGGACCACACTAGCCAGTAACTACACCAGCACGTTCAATTCACCTATAGTATCCCACATCAGTCCTCTTGTGTCAAACCCTTTTTACGTGATTGGTACTTTTTGGTATCCTTCTTCCTGTCCTTGTGTGCGCCTCCCTTGTTGTGATCGTGTTTGGCTACAGGATTCCAGCGCCTCCCTACTTTAGTTTCTCCTGTAGTTTTATTCATTAGTTTATATCCTTTAGTTAATAATCTTTAGTAATACTATTGTATATATTATCATAATTCTCCTGTAATTGCAACACCTCATCTTGTGTAATATCACCAGTATTAGGCGTTGACTCCATGTTTTCTAGCTCCCAGTGGGTAGAAATAGATATCGAAAGACACTCTGAGCACAGATCGTAATGTATTCCGTTAACATCTTTTTTCAGTATCTCCAGATCATCTAAGATCACGTCACACGCCTTACACCTCATCTGTATAGCCCCCCTCTTTTTTGAATCCGTTTGATATTGATAACACTAGCACTGCCAACAGTGTCATGGGTAAAACAGGCGGTAGCAGTATGCACACTATCGTGGCTATGATCCAATCCTTGCGTCTGCTAGTCATCCGTTGTCCTCCGGTCCAAATACCTGCCCGTATGCCCTGCACAATTCACGGTAGCTCAAACCGTCATACTTTTTGCGTATAGCTCTACGTGCAATAGAAACCACTGTAGCAAAGTCAATGAAGTTTAACTCGTATTCTGTCAAATCCTCGACCATCTGTAGCTGTGTTAAGTCTGGTTCGTTTCCGTAGTCGCCCATCAAAAATTCTCCCCTAGCTGTAGTTTTAAACGTGCTATCTGATTACGCACGATAACGGGTAAGTCATCCTGCTCAAATTCGTCTAGCTCATGCGTCACGGTTGCGTAGGATAGCGCCTCAGCCATTGTATACGCTCCCCGGTACATCTGTACTGCTGTTGACACAGCGTTAAGCATACGGTCATTCATGGCTTTCCTCCGCATCTTCTATATCTACGTTTGCGACACATACTAGCTTGCCATTTTCTAGTACTGCGACCACCCATGACGGGTAATCCTCTAGCCATTCCCGGCGTACCCACCCACGTAATTCGTCGGTAGTATAGTACACGTCACGCTGTAGCTGGTCTGGGTATAGTGTGCTCATATGTCCCCGTGGTCTGTCCAGTGATAATCTTCATTGGCTAACACTTCCTCTTGTATTATGTCTTCAAAATAAGCCACATTCCAACCCTCCCGTAGATCCCTATCACCCACTGTGATTTTTTCAATGCTCACAATGTCCTGATAGTCGTCACAGTCAAACGTCCAGTGTATCACTACGTCAAGCGTAGCCCATTCACAATCCACTTGTGTCTCTGTTTGGTGTTGCCCGTATCGTTTAGCCATTATAAACCTTCCTCACTAAAGATTAGCCACGCTGTAATCACTAGACAGCCCATAGCCCATAACCATACCACGTCCGTTTCCATTAGTCAAACCTCCCTATTTTGGTTTCACCTGTTTTATTGTCCCGTAACGCTGTTATGGCGTAAGGATAGCAGTACAGCGTAAACTTGTCAAGGTACGTTATAGTGGCGTACGGTTCTAGGTCCGGGTCGTCTGGCGTTGTATACGTGCCAGTGTCCGTTACTGTGCCGCTAAAAGGATACCTGAAGCCTCCATATTGATAGGCGTTGTCCATTGCATCCGCCACCGTTTCCAGTGTATCAGCCATTAGAGTACCGTGTAAAAAAAACTCAGGTATAAGGCCTAGGTACTCCCGTGTCACGTCCGGGTAGTCTACCGCATTATAGACTAGCTTCCAGTTTTCTGTGTTCATCTGTGTGTGCTCCTGTGTCGTTATTTTTCCTGCTGCGATACTAGGTTGTCATATATGGCTTTACCGTTGTCTGTCAAGGCGTCATACGTCACGCCACCGTAGCCCGGATGGTAGCCCATTGCCTGCAGTCTGCCCATGATGGCGTACTCTGGCGAGAATTGCCCCCGGTGGTGATCCACAGAAAAGGCGTACCACGCTTCGCAAATGTCGAATCTATCCCAATACATTGTTATGCCCTCGCTATTATGTTGCGTTGCTGTTTTTCCATTGTGCGCCCGTGTCCAATGTAGCAGACAACCGAAACGCTCTTATCCCAGCAGGCGCGACACTTGTCACATTTACCCGCCCGTGTGTACGCTTCGCACACTACCGCACCCTGTGGCGCTGTGTCAAGCGTTGATATTGTGGACGTGGTAGCGCCTTGTACTGTCTCGCCTGTGATACTATCGGACGACAGGCGCACCGCTACATTTGGCAACGCCTGCAGTCTAGCAAGAATCGTGCCAAACTTGGCAAACTTGTACATACGTGTGGGTATCCAGTGCTTTACCCACGGCGTACGCTCGCACACGTCTAGGATCTTGTGAGCTAGGCGTATGTCGTACATATCGCCAGAGTCGAACCACCGGAAGTATCGGTCATTATCTAACTCCGCTACCATGTCATCCGCCCATGTGTCACGCTTCCAGTCTTCCCGGTTATGCTCCCGGGGCGCACGTACGTTTTTGAAACGGTAGTTACCCGTGGTGGCGTAACATCCGGAACAAGCGGGAACCAGTGCGCCTGTGCTGTCTCTGGACGCTGGACACGTATCTAGCGCCTGTAGCGACCACGACCGACACGGCATTTTGCTGGCTTTGGATAGCTTAAGCATTGTGTGTACTCCTGTGTTCTTGTGTTTAATCGTGGACACCCTAGCAGATGCCCACTGTTAAACACAAGGGTTATCTATCGGTAATAGTACCAAACCCTACCTTGCGTTGTGGACTGCGTAGGCTCACGTATAGCGACCAATACCCGGCGTCTAGCTTGTGAAAGCATGAGCCACTGGCGTAGCCCACTGGCTTGCGCTTGGCTACTCGCTTGCGGATGATGACAGAACGACCGAAAACCTTTGTACGTGTGACGTTTTCCATTGTATTACCCTCATTTGGTTTAGTGGTGGCGCGTAGGTGCGCCGGTTGTCAGCCGGTTGGCTTACCAGTGGACACCCTAACAGATGCCCACCAGTAATACAACCCTAGACGCCTACGGTATCGGCGTGTTTCCTTTTCATGTCCCACCAGATCTGGAAACCCTTGTCCCCTACTTTTGGCGTGTCAGTATAAAAGTCTACGTTGATACCCATATCCTTTAACGCTCGCTCCGCTACTGCCTTACGCTTGAAGCCAGCTAGACGTGTTTCGTCATTTTCAGCGCTACCGATGATCTCGCTTGCCATTTCAATCTCAAATATGGCTCGTGCTATTGCGTTGCCTTGTGCTTTGGATAAGTACATGGCTCATGCTCCCATAAATTTAGTGAATGAATCGTAGTCTTTTGTGTACCCGTTTAGGTGACACTTTTCTCTGGCTATCTGAAATCTAAACTCGCTAATGTCTCGCATAGTTTGCACCACTTGATCGTATGGTGCGCTCTTATCGTAGGCATCGGCTTCGCCATAGAATAGCTTTGCTATTACTCTTATTTCATTAATAGTCATAATGATTACCCTCTATATAGTTAATTGATTACCTTGATATGGTTCCCATTGTACAGGTATCCCATGAGTGTGCAAGCGTTTTCTGAAATATCTTTATGTGAATATTACCATTGTATATCTGTTGACAGACTTGTGTGTTCTGTGCTATTCGCGTGTGCGCGTGTGTATAAAAGGTCGCTTGAATTTATCCCTTGACAAACTACCGTGGTCTGTGGTATTGGCAATGGCAATAACATAGTTTGCCCTGTGTTGTCCAGTGTTTTCAGTGTGTAAATAATACCACCGATAAACTATTGACAAGCCATAGCGTTGTGTGTTTGGGGTAAGCCATAGGGTACTACATTGGCACACACACTTTGTCAACGTGAATATTACCCTTGACTGCGTGTGTCGCCTGTGGTAAACCCTCGCGCCTTTGGATTACCACAATGTGCCGCCTGTGTCAACCCGTGTTTGCCTGTGAATATTACCGCTTGACACCGTGAGCGCCTTGTGTTAGACTAAGGTGGGACTCAGATTTGACACGGGGAGGGGCTGTTGTCTTGTGTTTATTATTGTTGTTGCCACCCAAGTTTACTAA